GAAGCACAGAAGAACCCAACGCAAGCATCAGGAGTACCATGGTAATGATGATATTAGATTATTTAAACGCTCTCACAGCCCTTGTAACGGCCTGTAGCGCCATTACGGCACTTACTCCTACTCCTAAAGATGACAAGATCATTGGCAAGCTGTACAAGCTGCTGGAAGTAGGCGCATTGGTTATTGGTAAGGCTAAACGATAAATGCAGGAAGAAGCAAAAGTCGCAGTGGACGCACTGGCGGTAACTACGACAGTGTCCACCCTAATGGGCTGGATACCTGCTGTGGCTGCTGCTTTGAGCATTATATGGACTGTCATTAGGATCTTTGAGACGGATACAATACAAAACTTAATCCATAAAAAGAAGGACTCTTAATGTGGAGTACATTGATCTTATTGGATCAATCTGGCCCATCTTTGTGGGCTTTATTGTGCTTGTCCTTACATTGGGTAGGCTAATGTCTCGTATGGACGTAGTGGAAGAAAAGCTTAAAACTTTGTTTGACCTTTGGAATAATCGTAATGGGTAAAAGAGCGCCAACACAGACAGTTAAGACTGGTCAAGACATTACTGATAGTTTGTTGGATGCCGAATACGCTAAAACTGCTGAAAACTGGTGGGACGTTAGAAGACCTGATGTTTTCTTTGGTGTACAGGGTGAGCGTAATGCTACACAACAAGCAAGAGTACAACAGTTTAGACAAGAGTGGGGAAATGTAAGAGGCGCTGCGGCTGTTAATGGTTTAATAGACGGCACGTACACAGCGGATCAACTAAGTCAAAACTGGGGTGCTGAGAACTTAGCTTCAGTTATTAGAGCTGAAACTTTTGAAGTAGGCGAGTTTAACGAAGGTGATGACTTTGGAGCCTACTTACAATCAGAGTTTGATAATGTGTCTAGCTTTATTAATCCAAGTGGTGAAGGAGTTAGAGGTACTTTAGGCACTATAGACACTGCGCTAAACCAAGGTTCAGGCGGCCCTAAAGGAGCTGAAAGAGGCGTTACGGTTACTGCTGGTGACTTAGCTAGTTCTTCCTATATGAACGCTGTTCGTTCTGCTGCTGAAACAGCGGGTATTGACATATACGTTGATGGCCCTGCGGGTGGTCAATATGAACTAAACGTAGGGCAGTATGATGACGTACCTCTAGGGTCTTACCATACTGTACGTGAAGCTGATTCACCTTTAGAAATGATCTTTGAAGCTGTTCTTAAAGCTGTTGTTGTTAACGTTTTAACAGCAGGTTTAGGCGCAGACTTAACATCACTAGGTGAAGCTTTAAGTAGTTCAGGTGCAACGGCTACGGCAGCTAGTGCTGCGTCTGGTGCTAATGTAGCTTATGAAACTACTGAGTGGGCTAGAAATGTAGGAGATATTTTAACAGGCATAGGACAAACACTGGAAGCAGGGGGTGCTATATCCTCTGGTACTGCTTCTGCTGCTGGTGGTGGTATACCTCCTTATGTTATGACCCTTATAGAAAACACTGCTTCTAATGAAGGTATTATTTCTGATGTAATAGAAGTAGTTGACGTTATTAATACTGCTGCTTCGGCAGTTGAATCAGAAGAAATACCAGAAAACGTAATAACAGAAGAAGAGTTTGTATTAACTGAAGCTGAACCTTTACCAGAACTCACTACAGGCTCTTCTACGGAAAGTACTCGCGTAGTAGACCCTATAGGTTCCGTTGGTAATGCAGAAGTAGAAGAAGTAGTATCTTTAGACGCAGACCCAGACTTAATGGGCGATGCAGAACTTGAAGCCGAAACAGAGTTTGTACTAACTGAATCTGAGCCTTTACCAGAACTCACTACAGGTTCTTCTACGGAAAGTACAAGAGTTGTAGACCCTGTAGGTTCCGTTGGTAATGTAAGCGCAGGCCCTACTCAAAGTCAAATAACTGGCAAAGCAGCTACAAATAAAGTTTATGACAAAGAAGGAAATCTTGTTCGTTTAACTTATGACGGAGAAGTCTATAAACAAGATGATAGTGGTCAATGGGTAGTACAGGATAGTCAAGAAGTTATAACTAATGGCGAAGAAGTTTCTATTCTTCCAGCAACATTTGTTGAGGAAACCATAGGTGACGAAGCTTATACTACTGAAGAGCTTAATACTTTACCAGTAGTTGAAGAAGTAGTATCAATAGATGAACTAGAAACAGAGCTTGAACCAATTGATGATACTGTAGAGGTACAAGTAGAAACTCCAGATCTTACACAAGTAGAAACTGTAGAAACTGTTGACACTAGCAGTTCTTCAGACTCTAGTGTTGATACCACTTCTGAGGCACAGGCTGCATTTGATGAAGCTTATAATGATTGGCTTGCAACAAGAGGAGAAACTACAGAAGCAGTTTCAGGCTCTAGTGTTGGTACTACACCTACTGTTGAAAGTCCTTTGGAAGAAGCAGTTATTGATACAGGCGGCACTATAGACACTGTAGAAACAGTAGACACAGGAACAACAAACGGTGGGGTTGTTGAACCTACAACACCTATAGTGCAGAGACCTAATCTTGATGATATTAATAGACAAATAGCCCAATCTACAGGTGCTGGCGGTGGTGATCGTGTTATTACAGCGGACGTTGGAGCGGATAATAGCGGTTCTGGGTTTGTAGTAGATCAGGGAGATATAGTTGGTAAACAGATTGAAGAAGCTTATGTAGCTGAAACTGATCCTGAATTAAAAATATCGTTACGTAATGAATTAATAGCTTGGCTACAAGGACAAGCAGAACTAAAAGAAGAAGTTGTACCTGAGATTATAGAACAGCCTGCTGAAGATACTTTTGATCCTAATGCTGGAGAAGTTGTAGAAGACATTGGCGCAGGGACTGCCGCAGAAGAAGAAGTTTCTATTATTGATATTATAACTACAGGGTCTGGCGATCTTATAGACATTATTATTGATGAAACTACTAAAACTGACTCAACAGTTCCTGAAGGTGTGGATACCTCAGGTGTTAGTGAATCTACAAACGTTATAGACAATATAGAAGAAGCTATTAAAGTAGTTAACGGTATAGATGGTGTTGACGGTATTGACGGTATAGATGGTGTTGACGGTGTTGACGGTATAGATGGTATTGACGGTATAGATGGTATTGACGGTATAGATGGTATTGACGGTATAGATGGTATTGACGGTATAGATGGTATTGACGGTATAGATGGTATAGATGGTATTGACGGTGTTGACGGTATTGACGGTATAGACGGTATAGATGGTATAGATGGTATTGACGGTATAGACGGTGAAAAAGGCGATCAAGGTGACAAAGGCGATCAAGGTGACAAAGGCGATCAAGGTGACAAAGGCGATCAAGGTGATCAGGGTGAGCAAGGTGAGCAAGGTGAGCAAGGTTTACAGGGTGAAAGAGGCGTTGCTGGTTTATCCGCCCCAACAGGACTTTTTAACTTTGATACTTTAGACCCTCTTAACCCTATTAATTTAAACTACAAACCTTTAAACATAGAAACTATTAAACTCTTTGACTTTATAGACTATAATCCTCTTAGGAATATAAAATGACATATTTAGAAATAGTAAACGGAGTTCTAAGAAGACTTAGAGAAGATCAAGTAGGTTCCGTTAATCAAAACCCTTACTCTTTACTTATTGGTGATCTTGTTAATGACGCTAAAAGAATGGCTGAGGACGCTTGGGATTGGTCTGCATTACGCACTACCCTTACTATCACTACAACGGAAGACATCTTTAACTACGTACTTACAGGCAGTGGTAATAGGATTAAGATTATTGACGTTATCAATGATACGTCCAACTGGTTTATGACTTACAAAGACACACATTGGATGGACAATGCTTTCTTAAATGAAACACCCCCTAAGTCAAGCCCTACGTTCTACAACTTTAACGGTGTAGACACTAACGGAGACACTCAGGTTGATCTTTATCCTATTCCTAACGCTGTTTACACTATCCGAGTAAACTGCGTTCAACGTAATCCTGACTTAGTTAACGACACTGATAAGCTTCAAATCCCACACATGCCTGTACTGCACTTGGCATTGGCTTTGGCTTCCAGAGAGCGTGGGGAAACTGGCGGTAGATCCGCAGGAGAAATGTTGGCATTTGCTCAAAGTTACTTATCAGACGCAATTGCTTTGGACGCATACAAGCACCCAGAAGAAACTATCTACAGGGCGGTCTAAGCAATGGCTCAAGACAGACAGAACATAACGATTGCAGCCCCTGCGTTTAGAGGTTTAAACACACAGGACTCTCCGCTTAGTTTGGATGCTTCCTTTGCGTCCATTGCGGATAACTGTATTATTGACCAGTATGGGCGTATAGGCTCTCGTAAAGGCTTTACTGCTGTCACCACTAGCACAACGCCTATAGACGGCAGTAATGGCATTGAAGTTATTAAAGAGTACATAGATCCTGTAGGGGCTAATGTAGTTATATCTGCGGGTAACAATAAGATATTCACAGGGACTACTACACTTACTGACGCAACCCCAGCAGCTTATACGATTACAGCTAATAACTGGAAGATGGTAAACTTTAACGACCACCTGTATATGTTTCAATTAGGATATGAACCTTTAATTTACTCTGAACATGCTGGCGTTGTGGAAAAAATGTCTGACCACGCTCATGCTACAGGCACTCCACCAGAAGGCAATGAAGTCTTAGCAGCCTTTGGCAGACTTTGGGTAGCTGATTTTTCAACGGATAAGTCTACAATTTACTGGTCTGACTTACTAAATGGCTCAGGCTGGTCTGGAGGTTCTACTGGCTCCATTGACATTTCTAAAGTATGGCCTAATGGTCTTGACGAAATTGTAGCTTTAGCAGCTCACAACGGTTTTTTAATCATCTTTGGTAAAAACTCCATTGTTGTTTATCAAGGAGCTAGTGACCCTACTACAATGTCTTTGGCTGATACCATAGCCAACGTAGGTTGTATTGATAGAGACACTGTACAACCCACAGGTACTGATTTACTTTTTATGTCCAACGAAGGCTTACGTAGCTTTGGCAGAACTATTCAAGAAAAGTCAATGCCCGTTAGGGACATTAGTAAGAATGTTCGTAATGATTTATTATACATAAACGCACAACAAGTCAATAGTCCTATACGCTCAATATACAGCCCAGAGGAAGCATTCTACTTATTGTCCTTTAGTGACTCTAAGTACGTCTACTGTTTTGATATGAGAACTGCTTTGGAAGATGGGGCGCACAGGGTCACTACTTGGTCAGACACAACCCTAAGAGCCTTTGAGAGGACTCAGGACGGCTTGTTGTACGTAGGGAATACCAATGGTATTGCCACTTACAGCAACTATCAGGATTACGGTCAGTCCTACGACATGAGCTACTTTAGTAATCCACTTTCCTTTGGGGATAGCTCAAGACTTAAAATATTAAAAGAAATTATTGTTACATTTATTGGTGGTCAGGGAGCACAGGCAGTTGTAAACTGGGGTTATGATTACAGCCAAGCATACACTAAACAGGTTGTTGAAATTAACTCTGGTAGTAAAACTGCATATTATAATGAAAATGAATATAATGTGTCTACTTCAGAGTACAGTCCTTCTATTATTGTAGACAGACCAAAGACTAAAACAACAGGTTCAGGAACGGTAGTGACCATAGGTGTGGACGCTACTATTAATCAAAATGCGTTATCTTTGCAAGAACTTAATATTCAAGCTTTAATAGGTAGGATGATCTAATGAGCAATTACACAAAGACTACAAACTTTACAGCCAAAGATACTCTTCCTACGGGCAACCCAGCGAAGATTATCAAGGGTTCTGACTTTGACACTGAGTTTAATGCGCTGGTTACGGCAGTAGCTTCAAAGGCTAATTCAGAAAGCCCAACATTTACGGGAACAGTTACAATACCAACTCTTAATGTGAGCGGTACGTTGACTGCTGGTACGATTACTGGAGGTACTTACTAATGGCTGGTTTACTAGACAATTTATTATCTGCTGGCTTAAACATAGAAGGTGTTAGAAGAGCGCAGGGTGCTTTAGAAGCTACGGGTAAGGGAGCTTATGACGCCGCAGGTCAAGTAGCATTGCAGGGTTTAGAACAAACTGCTTTTAAACCTTTTACAATTACCAGTGGAATTGGCGGTATTACAACTACTCCTGAAGGGGGCTTTACAACCACTTTATCTCCAGAACAGCTTGCACTACAACAAGGTCTTCAATCAGGTGCTGCTGGTTTATTACCACAGGCTGTTACTAGACAAGACGCACCTTATGAAACTTTAAGTGGGCAAGCTTTACAACAAGCAGCCTCACAACTAGGCGGTGTTAGTGCTTATGATCCTTCCATGGCAGCACAACGAACTGCTGTAGGTGGTTTATTTGGAAGCCAATTAGGGCAGTACGGAATGCCTACTGGACTTGAAGGTCTTTCTCAACAAGCTTTGACAGGGGGACAACAAAGGATTGCTGGAGCTGGGCCTTCTTCAGAGCTTAATCAACTAGCTCAATTATTTGGTGGAAATGTTTCTCAACTTTTACAGCAACAACCTTCACAACAAATAGGTCAATTAGGCTCTCAAGCTTTATCTTTAGGTCAGCAAGGCTTAGGAGGCGCTGCACCAGCAGACATAGAAGCTTTACGAGCACAGTATGCAGGTCTTGCAGGACAAGCTGCTGGTGGTTTATTGCAGCCCAGAGGGGACAGAGAACAAGAAGTTTACCAAAGAATTAGAGCCGCACAGTCTCCTGAAGAAGAAAGACAAAGACTTTCCCTTGAGAATCGTTTGGCTTCTCAAGGTCGTTTAGGTGTCTCTACTGAACAGTTTGGAGGCACACCTGAACAGTTTGCCTTAGCTAAAGCACAATCAGAGGCTCAGAACCAAGCAGCCTTAATGGCTATGCAGCAAGCTGGTACTGAAGAGCAACAAGCACTACAAAGAGCTTTAAGCCTTTCAGGTCAAACAGGGCAGCTTGCAGGAACTTCTTCACAGTTGGAATCAGCAGCTCAGAGCAGAGCTTCAGAGTTGTCTCAGTTAGGCTTATCAGCAGAGCAAATTGAATCTCGTTTACAGAGTGAAGGTTTAGGTAGAGCTGGTCAGGCCGCTGGTTTATCCAGTCAGTTTAGACAGGCTTCTTCTGGATTAGAGTCAGAAGCTTTGCAGCGA